GCCGTCGGTCGCCGGCGCCGGGGCGGGGCGCCCCGGTACCGGCTGGGATCTCGCTCGCTTTTTCTTCATTCCAGGCTTCCCTCCCAAGTCCAGAGCCCCTGCTTCCCGGAGGCTTTCACCGGCGGGTCCACTGGGATCATCACATGAAACTCCCACGCATACCGGCCAATCGAAAAGTCACCCAGGTCCAGCTCCTGGGGCGACAGCTTCGTCCGGAAGTCCTCTGTAATCAGATTGCAACGGGTCAGAATCGCCTTTCCGACGATGGCCCCGGTAGGTAACTGGTCAAGCGCCCCGGGCCGGATGAAGAGGCCGTCCAGCCGCTCCAGCACATTCCACCCGCTCCCTTCCTTGTCGGCGGCCAGCGCGTCGATGGTCCGACGCACCGGCCGCATGGCGGCGTGAATAGCTATGGGGCCTCGGTAGGCGGTGGCCCAGCTTCTGGTTTCATATTTCTTCTGACCAGACACCAGCAGCGAGGCCCAGGGCTGCCAAATGGTAAGGGCTTTCATCCGTTCACCTCCTGGAACAGCTCATGGGTGCCGTCCTGGAGGGCTTTTTCCTCATCGGACATCTCATATCCCAGTTCTGTGAAGATTTTATACAGGAAATCCAGACTTTCGTTTTCCTGATGTACGCAGGCCATACAGTGCTTCTCAGGGTCCCAGCGCCACCAGAAGTAATTTACTCCCTCGGCGTCAAAGGACGCGTAAGCGGTGACCAGGAGGGTATATTCCGGGCTTTCCTTCGATCGTTCATCAAAGGCCACGGTGTCGATTTCATCGTTCTCGGTATCAACACCAATGCCTAAAAGCTCGGACATCATAGCGTCGTCTGGATCATCGTGGCCCCGAAGGAGCATTCCCGCAACGAAGCGACAAACAGTAGTCACGTTCTTTTTTGCAGACGAGAAATCCTTGATGAATGCGTATCGCGCCTGGTATGCTGCCCTGGAGATGGTTTCAAGCTCTGCGTGCCGGCGCTCCAGCTCGGCCTTGATTCGCTCCTCCCGGGCCGCCGCCTCTGCGTCCTCCGGCTCCTCAACGATCTGGCGATAAAGGTCTACCTGGTGCATTCCCACGCAGAAGAAGTAAGCCACGGTGTCCGCGTCATCGGGGCGCGTCACCTCGTCTTTCTTGTTCCAGGTGCCGTAATTCCGCACATACCGCATGGTGGATTGGTCCGCCTTCTCGACCTGGGTCGCAAAGGCGGAAAGGGCCTGCACCCGCTCCGCGATGAGCTTGCGGCTTTTCTCTGTCTCGATGGCGCTGGCCAGTTTCTGTCGGAAGTTGTTGGTGCCGACGGCCTCCAGGACTTCATTCTTCAGCTCCGGGTCTTCGATCTTGTCCAGATCCATGTAATCCATGAGGTTGGCACCACGGCTCACGGAAGCCTTGAATTTCTCCTGGTCGAGCTCCAGCAGCTTCACTCTGCGCCTGACGGTCGTCTGGGAGAAGCCAGACTTCCGGGCAATCTCGTCAATACTGTCCCCCAGGTCGAGCATCATCTGGAAGCCCTGGGCCTGCTCGTAAAGGGTGAGGTCGGACCGCTGAATGTTCTCCATGAGCATGGTCTGCACCTGCGTCCGGAGATCCATGTCAGTAATGACGCAGGGAAGCTCCTTCAGACCGGCCAGCTTCGCGGCTGCAAGGCGCCTGTGGCCGATGACGACCGTGTAGCCTTTCTGCCAAGTGTCGCCCGTAATTTCCCCCTTCACCATCCTTGGAACAACGGTCAAATTCTGGAGGACACCGTTGGCCTTGATGCTGTCGGCCAGTTCGGTCAGGTCGCCCAAGTCTTTCCGGGGGTTGTCGGGATGGGAGTAGAGCTGTTCGATGGGGATGTAGACTAGGCCGTCAGGAGCGTCGTCATCGCCCAGGGATGCAAGGAGAGCTTCGTCCATAGCCTCCCGATCCTTCCTGTCGCGGATCGCCTCTTGGTCGTAGATGTAGTAGCCCTCGCGGGCGTTTGCCGAATAGTAGGGGCATTCCAGTTCCTTGCAGATGAAGTCGCACTTCTTCCGCTCACATTCGACCTGCAGCGGGCAGCGGTCGTTGATTGATTTTTTCATACAAGCTCCTTTCGTGGCCGGCTTATCCCTCGGCCGGGGAATTTGATGTGATGCGGTGTGTCTTAGGGTCCATGTGCCGGAGTAGCGCCTCCAGGGGCCACCGCTCCGGGCAGGTGTATATCGCTTTCCATCGGTATGTGTGGACCGGCTGGCTGGTGTTACCGAGGACATTCGGTATGGCGACCGGCTCTTTTCTTTCCAGGAAGAACATCTCACATCTCCTTTCGGATATATCTGTTCACGCGGCACCACCGGCGCTGGGCCTGCTTCTTCCGGGCCGTGCGGCAGGCCGAGCAGAAGCGATTTTCCTTGCGCTCATAGAAGGTAGCCCCACATCGCGCGCAGTATTGCGGGGGTATGCGGCGGAACTCTGTGCAGGAATCACAGTCCTTGCACCCGGCGGCGCATCCGTCGAAGTCATCCCAGTTCATGCACATAAACCGCTGCCAGTACGGATCGTAGCCGAGCTCGTTCATCCGGTACCGTAGCAATGAGTCGAGCGCGGACAGGTTTTTCCGCACCCCTGTCCGTGTGCGCGAGAGGCAGAGAGCCTGCTTCACGGTTGGCTCCGGCGCCCCATATCCCCACTGATGGTCCCCCATCATGGCCCGCACCTTATCTTGGCTTTCGGTCAGGTACACAAAATAGACCTTTCCTCGGATAGCCTTTTCGGATTTGCCCAGCGCCTTTCCTATCAGTGTGTA